CATTTTTTATCTATTTTTTTAATTTCATTTTGTTTTAATGCAAATTTTTCAAAACTTTCATATTTATCAAAAGTAACATTATTAACAATTTTTTCAATATCTTTTGTATTATTTAAATCAGGAAAAACATTTATAAAAATGCTATCTTCCATAACATATGCAATTCTTTTAGTGCCAGCTGGAGACGTGCCCCATGCGGGTGCACAAATCTCTTTATTGCCCTCGGGGGTGCCCATTAGCAATTTGCCCTTCATTAAAAACCATGCATGGTCATATTTATGTATTTTACCAATTAAAACATTACCTTTTTGTGCGTGCATTTCTCTTGTTAATATGCCTTCAGCAAAAATGTGTTTTAAAGGAGCAATTGATTCACTTTCTTTGCCAATTAAAACTTGATCTGAGTCTAAAGATACAATATAATCTTGTAATTTTTCTAATTGTAAAGTAAATTCTTTTTCTAATTTAATTAAATTTGATTTCATTAATATCCATTAATTGGGTTGTATTCCGAAGAAACGGCAAATAATTCTTTTTCACCCCCAGCGTCTGTAGCAGCGTCCGTGCTCATCGTAACGGTTATAAAATAACCTTTTAATCCTAAAGTTGGCTGTGCAAACGCAGGATTTAAGTTTACTAAAACTTGCCCAGGTGTTGAAGTTGTTGAAAAGCTTTTTTGCAGCGGAGCTACATATTTATTTTCTTTAATATCAAAACCGGCATGATATATAGGATACTGACTAGCATTTGCGCCTGTATTAGGGGTAGGAGCAGAGTCATAAGACCCTTCTAAATAGCTTAATACTTTTTTGGCTCTATCCGCAAAAGAAGTAGCATTTGATTGCCCAGGTATAACAGTTTGTATGCCTTGACTACCGCTAAAAGCATTAGTCATTTCCCAGCCATTTGAACCTTCATAAGCTATTGTTCTAAATACTTTTTGAGTCGAAGGCCCTGGGTTAAATATAAAAGTTATAGAAGATTTTTGTATAGACGTTCCGTAATAACTTCCTCTTGATGTGCTATCTGCATAATGCTGATACAAGCCTGCATTTGCACCACTACCTCCTGTTGAAAAGAATTTATTTTTTAAACTAAATATAAATTCTGGCACATAGCCATGAAAGCTAACCCAACCCTGTACTAATTCATCATAAACTAGCGTATAGTTATTTGTTAAATTTTGAATTGATACAGTATAATTTTTATTATGTATATCCCAACCTCCAACTATAAGATCGTTTGATCTATTTTGGCCTAAAGCATCCCTAAACCAATCTTTCATTCCGTAAGATGATATTTCTGTAATACCATCTTGCGATAATCTTAATATAGCGGACCTATCTTTATCAGCAAAATACTTTCTATATCCATAAACAGCAAAGCTTTCAGGATTTTGTGATATACCATATTCACCCGCATAAGATTGTATTTGTCCAATTACAACATTACTAGTAGTAGTTACAGCATTTCCCTCTGCGGTATAAACAGCATCTTTATCTATTAATGCCCTATGTACCTTGCTTTCTTGAAATACCGTTAAATTTGTGTCTTCTGAGTATAATTTTTGTATACCTCCGTAATCGGGGTCTACAGCTTTTGTAATATCTTCAGCTACAGAAAATACGTTAGTTTGATTTACTGTTGTTCTTGAATTGTAAATTCCAGAATATATTATAGAACTTGGTAAAATTCTTTGTGAGTCGTCTTTTAAAGTTGTATATGCTCTAGATCCATTACCTACAGCAACATTGTTAAATCCGCCTTTTATTCTGGATTCTTCAATATACCAGCTTTTAGCGAAATTTGTAGGATCGCTAAAATCTTTCTTTTTTAACCAAAAAGAATTATAATATTGTATACCTAATGTAGTTGCCATATTTAATTATTACTTATAAAATTAGTTAATTACTGAGCTATGTACGGAAAATTACTGCCATCTTGTCCTTCTATAAATGGAGGAACAGTATAAGCAGCGTATAATAGATCATTCGCCTGTGTAGGGGATATAGGTAAATTGGTTGCTAAATTCTGAGCGTGTGCTAAAAATATCGATTCCCCCGACTGACCCGCACCTCCTGTAAGTGTATTCGTTGTTATTTCAATTTGAACATTAGGTAAAATACATCCAGAAAAATCATAATCAACCCCGCTTGTTGTTGTCCCAACCATTCCAGGCACTACGCCTTCTGCCAGCATTTCTGAAGTTGGATTAAATACATCTAATGTTCCTAGTGCTATGTACTTTTCAGGAGCAGCTGCAGTGTCTGAATCAAAAAACGTATTACTATTTGGAATACTTCCGGCTGTTGCCGCGGCTTTGCCTTCTATTTTACCAGTACCGCCTGTGTTTGCTCCTTTGTACGCTATAGCTCCTATAACCTTAACTTGATCTGTCCAATTGCAAACTAAACCACGTTTTATAGCGCCATCAAAATTGCCCGGATTAGCTACTCCTGGAGCAGTTAAGCTCCAAAAATTACCATCAAAAGCTACGGTATTTTGTGGAAGCCCCGCAACTACTCTATTGTTTAATTTTTGCTGCTGAGGATTATCGTTAGGCACATCATTTCCACTCCAGGAACTTTGATTAGAATACGGGGACCATGTAACATATCCGTCGTATCTAAGCAGCCCTGGAACCCATTGTACTTTACAAGTGTTGGATAAACCTCCTGGATCTGTAACTTGTATTGTTAATTCATAAAACGCACCAGCAACCATTGGGCCATATGTAGAATTTCTAAATATAGGATATGTGTCTGCGCCATTTAAATTTTGTGTTGTGTAAGCCGTAGAATATGTAAAAGGAATATAAAACTCATCTGGTTGAGTAGGATCATTGAGTACTATTTCTGTAGCCACACTATTAAATACATAAGTTCCAGCTATAATTTCTACAGTATTACCTATATGTCTTTTTTCGTTATTAACACTTCCGTTAGTAGCTACTAATCTATTATTTACAACAGCACCTTGAGACTGGTAGCCCATAATAAATATCTCGCTTGCAGTTATTCCTGTTAAAATAAATAATTCTGTAGGGTCAGAATTTGAGCTATATATGTTTGGTAAAAACCCTGGGGCCTTGTTTACAAGATTAGACTCTGTATTTAAAGTAACAGTTTCACCTGTAGAAGACGTAAACTCCATTACAAATAAATAATAATCCGTTAATTCTGAATCTTCTAAATAAGCCTGTGCAATGTTTACTTGTATTTTATAAGAACCATTGCTTTGTTGTACTAAAGAAAATTCATTTGTTCCACCAGGAACGGTAGCCCTATTTACTGAGTAATTTAAATTACCATATATATCTTTAGAAAAAACCTGTATTAATTCTCCCGTTGTATTAGCTATATTGCCATTTGAATTAGTTGGGAAAAATGCTGTACTTACAGGTGTTCCTGGGGCATCATCCTCTTCTATAGCAAATGAAAAAGTAGATAAACCAGTTGGCAATGCAGATGTAGACGAGCTTAATACTGCGTTATTTAAATCTGATATTAATCCAGACGTAGATGTTTCCCAATATATATCTAATACAGATTCAACAGGAGCAGTTTCGTAAATAGCCAAATACATTGCGTTAGGGTATGTTCTACTCGCATTTGTTGTAAATTCGTTTTCTGTTTCACCTATTGGATTAATAGTATTTATTCTAGCTACTAAAGGATTTATATTTGTATATGTTCTTAAAGATCCTGTAATTGCCCCGCCAGAATCATAAGTTTCTTGATTATATTGAACTGCAAAACCGGGGTACAAACATAGTCCATTTAAAAACCCAGGAGATGTTGTAGTATAATCTGCGGGCCCAAATAATTCTAATTGGGAGCCTATTAAAGTTACAGTGTCTGGCACTGGTGCTGGAAAATATTGTTGATTTATTATTGGTGTATTTTGGGTTCCTGTTAAATTGGTTACTCTACCGTATAGTTTAACGCTACTGTTAAATTCTGTTTGGACAGGGCCAACTTCTTTTAAATCTCTTGGTATTTTATTTATATTATCATTAATTAATACCATGTGAGCTGTTTGATTCCTTTCGTCATTGAAATCATTTATAGGATACCCATTAACAATGCCCGGTAAATAAACATTATAATAATCTGTTTGCTTTTGCTGCACCACTATTCTATAAGAATAATAGCCTAATTCATTTATATCATAAACAGCATTTCCTTTATTTCCAGAAACATTAATAGTTGTGCTAGTGTATTCAAATAAATATTCATCAGAAACCCTTTCGGTTGTTGTTAAAGTAACAACACCATTATTATCTATTGTTGCTGAAACTATACCTATATAATCATTATAATATCCTCTTAAGTATTTGCTAGTATTAAAATAATCAGAATATGTAGTTGCCCAATTAGTAAATAATTCGTCTAGCTTATATACATAAGTTCCATTTGCATTTATACTATCAAATCTAAAATATTTTTCAGGCGGCTGAAAATTAATTATATCAGAAAATTCAGTAATCCAATATTTTCCTTTTGCATAAGTTCCTGGATAACCCGCTATGCCAGCAAAATTTGCGTTTTCTGGAATAATGTCATTTACTTTTATTTTTAGCTGATCACCATCCCATGCGTTTACTAAAGGTAAAAAATTAGGTGATTTATAATTATGAAATAAATTTGAACCTTTTTGAAATTCACCAAATTCATTTAAAAGATTGTCATATTTAGACAATATAACATCAGATTGTCTCCCCCATTTGTCTGCTAAAACTATACCAACTTTATAATTTCTATTTTGTTTTACATTGTGGTTAGGATATTCTGTTGTTTCTTGTAAATTTTTTTCACTAGCAGATATTTCATAGTCTAAATCATTTAAGCTAGCATGATTAGCTACAAAATTTGCATACATTATTCTATTGCCTGCTGTTTCTTGCGCTAAAGCTCTAATCGGCACTTCATCATAAACTCTAACTACTTCTTTTTCTGGTAAAGTTTTATATGGCTTAGTAGATTCATATTCGTATTTATAGCATGGTACAGGTGAATAGTCCCAAGAAAATGTATCGCCATTAGTATAAGTTACGCCACCCTCTATGGTAATTTCATATTGAGGAGGGTTAGTTGTTGGATTATAATCAACAGCTAATACTAAAACAGGAGCAGGAAGTGCTACACCATTTATTTCTTCTAAATAATAACCTGGAATTATACCATTTAATAAATCTGTAGTAACAATTTTAGTACCTGTATATGTTCCAATAGCAGTTGTTGTAGTTGTTCTATCTGTATATAATACATCAAAAGAGTCATCAACAGGTATACTTTCCACAACTTTATAAACAACACCATCAGATTCCTTAACAATAATATCTATTTCAGTTATTTTATAATCTTTATAGGGGCTGCCGGAAGGTAATTCAATATTCAAAACTAAATTATTAATATTGTTTTGCATGAATTCAACGATAGTAGACCTAAAAGTTGCATCTTCATCGCCTTCTAAAAAATAACCTTTTTGATTTGGCACAAAAGCCGCTTGCGTAAATGGTGCAATCAATGAATATTCGTTATCGTCAAATTTAAATCTATAACTAAAAGTTAAAAATTTATCTTGCATATACGCCGGATCTCCATTCCAACCTTCATAATTATCATCTCTTATGCATCTTACATAATAACCAGGTGTGCCTGTAGTTGGTATTGCGCTCTTAACAATATTATTGTTTAAGCCTGATACTAATACTTCTTCTTCACCTTGACCTGCGGTGTACGCCCAGTATTTAACAGCATTATCAGGGTTTGGTGCTGATCCGCTACCACCTATTTTTAAAAATCCTGTAAGGCCTTGTCCCCCTACGCCATCTGCATAGCCGCCTGGCCTAGAATTAAAAAATACGTTTGTATCAAAATCCCCTTGCTGCCCTTCAGCCCATGTACCCGCCACATAAAAAGCAGGCCAATTAGGATTTCCTTGTTGGTTTACAGTTGGACTTGAATTTGTACTTTTAATTTTAGGGGCATTAGCAGTGCCTCCGACTCCATTTATTAATGTTGTCCAATCATTTATTTTAGCAACTCTATAGCCATTTGGAGCAAGTTTTGCGTGGGTAGCGGCATGTTTGTTATAAAGCTTGCCATAAACCTCGCCGTTAGCTGGATTAAAATTATAATAACACCATGCGGGCGTATTATTTGCATCATAATTTTGCCACTCGCTTAAATCAGTAGCTTCTACAATAGCGGTACCATCGTTTAATTTATCAACATTTAAATTAACGGTAGTCCATTGAAGCGTGCCTATTAGCACAGTGGGCAAATCGGCAGCATTAGACATTGTAGACGGTTTTATTGCTGCTGTTGAAGATAAATCTACTAACCTAGGTGCTTTATAAGGCGCAAATTTGGCTACAGATATATGTTGCTCGTTTGTATAATAATTGGGGTTTCCTATAGCCGTTTGTACATTTAGCTTTCTTGGTTGATTATTATTGTCTGTCCAAAAAAGTAAATCCTCTATTAGAGTTATACCGTAAACTCTTTTGCTTTTATCAAAATTAAGATAAGATCCTTGAGTTAATATATTAAGAGCACTTGTTTGATTATTATATTTTACTATAAAATTATTAGTATTATTTGTTAAAAACAAATATATATCGCTTTTATCTTGATCAGCTAGTATACCTATAGACACTAAGCCTGATACACCTAACTCACTTTGAAAACTAAAAACCTGAACATTGCCAAGTACATTTTGAACGGTACCTACATCAGAGTTTTCTGACTGACTTATCTGTATGTTTTGCGCGTCTCTATATTCTCCTTGCGGCAATAGGCGATCATCTAAGTCCTTGTTCATTTTGGACTTTATAAAAGCATTGGTTATTTTAGCCATGTATTAACTTTTTATCCATTTAGATTTACCTCTCATAACCTGGACTATTTCATCAAGTTTAATATTAGATAACCTAATTTTAGCATTTCTTAATTTTGCACTTCGTTCTCTTCTTAATCTCTGTACAACGTATTCTGGTTGATTGGCTCTTGTAGACACGATAGAATACAATATGGCTGAATATAAGGCATCTTCAGCAAGCTTTGGAACCTTTGTATCTAAATCATAGGCAAGACCATCAGAAATGTATTCTAAAACAATTATTTTATTTGCTAAGTTGCTTGAAAAAGTCATTTTGCCATCTCTATGATCTAAGCTAAACCACCCGTTTACTTGAGAATATTGAGGGTCTAATCCGTATAATTCGCCGGTTCCCCAAGATCCGTAAGGACCAAATCCATAAGCTGTATAACCCCATTCAGCCCAGTCATTGGCCCATTCGGAATTCAAAAGGCTAGTATTATTTTCTGCCCATCTTTCTTTGGTTATTGAAGTTCCCTCTGTGTTTTCACCAAAGTTATCTTGAGTAGGTACTCCATTGCTATCTTGCAGTGGTGTTTCTGTAGGCGTTATTGTTAAGTTATTTGCGGGATATATAGGCCTTTTTACACCTTGGTTGTCAATCCAGGAAACTTTAACATAGTTTACATAATCTTGCGGTATTACCACACTTAAACTAGGTGGTATTGTTAATTCAGCTGATTTAATACTTTTTAAAGTATCATAACTAAATTCTTGTAAATTTCTTTTAGCAAAAAATACTACATCTGATTTTTTCGCAGTTTGTATAATTTTGCCATCGCCAATATACCCAACCATAAAGTTGTCTATAGCGTCACCTAATTTTATATATTCATAATCACCATAGCCCTGCTCGACCGCTTCGCCAAAAGCTTTTTCGGGATTTGTTGTACCATAATTCCCTCCTGTTAAGCTTTTTAATTGAACAACAACAAATGTTCCGGCAGTTATTACCGCAGTGGGATATATGGTATTATTGTTAACATCATAATCTAAAACAAATTCAGACCAATCGCCAGGTAAGCCAGTAGTGCTGGTATATATTTTAAAATTATTTAAAGCATAGTAATCATTATTTGGATCCCATGCATTTCTATTTTTAAAAACTAAATCTACATCAAAAGTTGTTACAAATGATTCTCCACTCTGCCCTGTAGCTACAAATTGCTGAGCGCCTTGATAGTATTGTTGGTTAGTTTGTGTAATTGAGGACATTTATTAACTTTTTAAATTTACTTTATTTTGTTGTATTTCATTCATAGCAGCCTGTATAATATTACCGTCACTTATAATCATACCACAATATTTTAAAATATTAAGTATAATATTAGTTTGCTCAGAAATATCTAATTGAAAATTTAAACTACCATTAGGATTTGATGGACTATATAAACTATTGTTATAAGAAAATTGGCCTACTGAGCCAATAGTGTATCCCCAATAAACATTTGAAGGAGTACTTAATATGTTGCATAGTAAGGTATCAGGTTTAGGAAAAACCTTTAGGGAAGATGTTTTATCTAAAGTTACCGAGTCTGTTTGACTTGAAATATAAAAAAGCGGATAGCTTTTTGTAGGGGCAGTAAGCTTAGACCTTGTTATTAAATTATAATCTTTTATCGTAGTTAACTCGGCCACGGAGCTTATATTTGGGTTTTGTTGATTTAATGTATAATTAGCTATTACATCGCCAATTTTATATACATTCTCTGTAGTTACCCAAATATCATTTACAGTATCATATGTAAAAGTTACTTCTTTTTGAAAAGGATATAACTTGTATTCTATATCTTTAACTGGATTAAAAAATTCTGAATCATTTTGTGCGTTAATTTGATCTTTACGCACTAATTGATTGGCGTCTGAAAAATAGTCTTCAAATATTTCTAATTGCACCTGTGTTGCAAGTTTGTTAAACTCTTCTGGTGTTATATATCCTCTTTGCTCTTTATTAAGTAGATACAAGACTGTTTGATATACTGTATTTACGTTTACCGCCATTTTATAGTTTTATTATAATACACCAGGGCGCTGCGGTAAGCAACACCCTAATATATTATTATTACGTATTATTTTAGTTTTTTCTCTATAGATTTAAAAACTTGTACGCCTTCGTCGGTCTTAAAAAATGCAGCCATAGCTGAATATGGATTTTCATCAAATGGAACTGTCATTAACTTTGCACCATTAGATGCCCAAGTAAAAGTTCTTTGATCTTGAGATAAGCTAATAATTCCATTTTCAGCTGCCATAATAGCAGTATTTCTTAATTGAACATTTTCATCAGTTGCTAACTGTAAAAATAAATATGGACTCCTTCTAGCAAAAAGGAGTAAATCCCTTTTTAATTCTTTAGAGCTCATGGAAGAAACTTTAGATCCTAACTCTACTCTTAATATAGCTTCTGCCTGGTCAACGTCCATGTCTCTAGCAATATTTAAAGCGTCAATTTGAACGTCTAAAATTTCTAAATCATCTTCTGCAACTTCAACTGCACTAAATTCGTCGTACAATTTACCCTTCAATGGGTGATATAAAGAAAGCAATTTTTGTAAGTTTTGTTTTTCTTTTGGAACAAATAGGTCGCCATTTTTAAACATAACGTGACCCAATGTTACTTCTCCTTTTTGTTCATCAACTATAGGAGATGATTGATTTGTTGCATACCTAAGCTCTCTTTGTACACCTTTTACTTTATCAAAAAAAAGTAAAGGATGTTTAGCTGTATGCCTTGAATGTATTGTATGGGTTAAAGGTGAATTACCTATTATGTAATAATTTCTATCTTTTATTTCCCATTCAGGTTTTTTTGGTAATGTAGCTTTTTTAGCTACAGGTTGAGGTGCAACCTCAACAGTTTTTTCTGCTTTGACTTGTTTAGCCATAATATAATAAAATTAAATAGTTAATAAGGGTAACAGTTACCCCCGTTGTTTTAACGAGGGTAAACATTACCTGTGTTGTTATGCTCCTTTGAATAATACAAAGTTATTAGCAGCTTGTACACATAAACATCTTTCAGACAAGAAGTTAACTTGCATTGCATCAAGATCAGATGTGAAAGCGCCTCCAGCAGAACCAGTTAACCAAGACTTCATTCTTCTGTCGTCAGCTTGTGAAGCTCTATAACGTACATGCAAGAAAGGTCTACGGATATTAGTTCCTAAGATTTGATCGTATACAGTTGATGTTCCAGCAGGTACTAATACACCCTCAATTCCTTGAATAGTGTAATCTAATCCGCCACGAGTTGAAGCATCATTTAAGTATTTCCAATCAGTTTTGTAGAAATCATAAGATCCTCTACGGAAACCGCTAAATCCAAGATTTAAAGCCATTTCTTCTGAGTTTTCAAATAATCCAAAAGCAGTACCACCAGATTGTCCAGCAGAAATGCTTGCTAGCATATCATCAAAATCTAAAGCAGTTTGGCGATTTAAGAAAAGCATGTTTTCTTCAATAGCTCCCTGAGTATCTAGATTCTTTAAAATTGCATCAAAATCAGTTAAACCTGAAGAAGCTGTAAATCCAGTTTGAACATTACCTCTATCTTCAATAGCGTCAAAAAGACCTTGAGTACCAGATAACTTAGTATTGTATCCAGAAACACCGTCATTAGCAACAACTTTCTTACCTTCAACCACAGACATTTCTAAGTAATCTGCAAAACGTAAGCGTGTTTCAGATTCAGCTTTTAAATACCATAAGTATCCAGATGTTCCGTCTTCAGTAGCAACTTCTACCCATCCAATTTGAGCCATGTCAGAACCAGATACTTCGTATTGATTTCTAATAATGATTGGAGAGTTAGAAAATTGAGTAAAAGAAGGCTCAATACTTGCATAGTTGTCTCCAACTAAAGTTGATCCTTTTTGATATTCAGAACCGTATACAAATATTTTTACTTTGTCAGTAGCAGCAAATGGAGCCGGGTTGCCCGCACCATTAGCAGTTACTAAATCCGCTGATCCGTAAGTTGCAACAACAATTGTAGCTGTGCTAGGTGTAGCAGGTGTAGCGGTAACAATACATTTAGCTTCTTTACCTGTAATTGGGTTAATTACAACTAAAGTTTGATTTTTTGAAACTACATTCTGAACGAAATTAGGTCCAACAGTTGCCGAGATATTGTTAATAGTTAAAGTAGTTGCGTTAGTAACAGTTACGTCATCATATGCAACGTGTAGTCTATTTTGCTCAGACCATATTACTTGGTCAGAAGTCATTGGCATTTCAGCGCCTACCATTCTTAAGAATCCAGATAACGTTCTGTTTCCATAACGCTCTACTTCTTGTTCGTAAATTTCAGGTAAATACTGTTGTGCAAATGTTCCTCCGCCAGTGGCTGAGTCAAATGATAAATAATTATCGCTAAGAGTTTGCTTAGCTTGAGATGGTTTAATTGAACCAAATTGTGGATCGATTGCCATAATTTTAATTTTTTTTAGTTAAATCGTTTTGTTTTTATTCTTAATTTTGAAGAATCAGTGCCACTTATTGCTTTAACTTTTAAACCGTTTATATAAACATCTTTTGGTGCTTCGCGAGCAGTGTTCATACTAGGGTTTTTAGATTTGCTGACTACATCTTTAATAGCATCGGCTTTTCCTTGTTCGTAAAAGTGATTAGCTATTTTGTCTGCATTGCTAGCAGCAAACATGGCTTTATGATATCCCGTTGCATCTTTAATAGTACCGTCTTTAGTAAGGAACTTCCCTACAATGTTATTAATATCAGATTGGGTATCGGCTACTTCTTTTGGATTTGAAATATTATAATTGAATTTTTTATTTGCTAAGTTAAATTCAAAACCTTTGAATTCTTCAGAAAATAAATTATTAGTTTTCTCTTTAAATATTTCATAATTTTGAGCAGCTGTTTTTTGACTCTCATTATATCGATTGAAAAAGTCCATAGCTTTTTGCTGTTCCTGAGTTACGCCGGGTCTCAACTTGATTTCGTCGTAATATTTACTCTTGGTTTCCTCTAAAAAGTTTTTGGCTTTTGCAACTTCTTCCTTAAACGCAATTTTTCTTTTGCGTATTTCTTTTGGCTCATCTAGCTCTTCATCATAAGAAAAATCTTCTAATAAAAGATCCACGTCTGAATTATCTAAATAAGGTTTGTGTTTTTTGTAATATTCTTTTAATAATGTAACATCATCAACGCTAGAATAATCAGCATTTAAACGAGCGTAATCTTCAATAGTACCGCCTGTTTCTTTCATAAAAGCAACTAACTTTTCAATGTTTTCCGGCAGTTGACTTTCTTCTGGTTTTTCACTTATTACAGGCTCTTTAACTTCCGGCTTGCTTTCTTCCTCAATTATTTCTTGTAGGGGTGAATCTACTCCTTCTTCGGTGGCCCGTACTTCTTCAACCACTTTTTCGCTGTCGCCACTGTCTTTGGGCTCTTCGATAACAGCATTGCTATCATCTGTCTTTTGTGTTTGAACGGCATCGTTTTCTTCGTTTTTAATTACCACTTTTGTTGTTTCTTCTACAACTTCACCTTGAGAATTTTTAGCTGATAAATCAACTTTTATAGGCTCTTCGGTGTTTGGTACTAGTTTTTTAGGTTTTGATTTTAGTTTAAAATCTCCTTCTTGTTTTACTTCTGTTGACATAATATAATATAATTAAATAATTAAAATAAAAATTTACTTAGGATCAAATTGTTCCAATCCAAAACCACTCATTGTATCAAATCCTGCGGATTCAAAATCAACTGGTGGTGTATTATTTTTACGCTGCTCAATCATTTTGCTTTGCTGCGTTGCTTGTATTTGGGTTCTTTTATCTTTACGGTCTTCTATTTCTTTTTCTTTTCGAGCTTTAGCATTTTGTTGAATATCTGCAAGTTGCATGTTGTAGCTAAATTCCTCTGCCATTAATAATTTTTTCAAATTAGCTTCTTGCTCCATTTTTTGAATTTCAAATTGTATTTTTGCTTGTTCAATTTGAATTTTACTTTCTGTAACAGCTTGGGTTTTTTGTACTTCAAATAAAGCTGCTTTTTCTGCAGTCTGTTGATTAGCCGCTGCTTGAGCTTGAATATTAGCTTGCTTAGCTGCTTGATCTTGTTTTTGTTTTTGTGTTTGCTTAATTTTTAACAATTGATTAGCAAGCTTTATATTTTTAATTTGCCTAATATCAATTGCATCACTTAACGCAATGCCCCCTGATTTTAATGCAATTTGTATATTTTGTTCTAATTGTGCTTTATCTTCATCGTCAGGTTCAAGTTCTAAGTATATCCCAAAATCATGCAAATTTAATTGGCTTAGCTCATTAAGTATTGCTACATTAGAATTTGAAATGCTATTTTTTAAGCTTTCTGCTGTTAAAGGATAGCTAAGTACATCAGCCATTTTTAAAGATATATTTTCACAACAGCGTAAAGATATAAATAAACTAGCATCTAAAATATGTTTTGTGGCTATGTTTGAAGCGTTTGCTGCCATTTTTTGTAAACCAACCAAAGCGTCTTTATTAGGCAAACTGCCATCTCGCGCTTCATTAAGGCCAGTTACATCGCGTATCATCTGTAAGTAATATTGATACGTAGCTATTAAGCTTTGTATTTTAGCCCCACCGCTGGATGTTGTTAATTCTTGTACTGGAACCTTACCTCTATTCAATTCGCCATCTTGAGTTAGCGATCTACCCACAATAGAACCAGTTTGGAAATACATATTTAAAGCTTCCGCTGGATTGTAATTAGTGCCGTTTCCAAGGTCAACTTCTGCTAAACCGTCCATATCTAAAAAGACCCCGTCTGGAACTAGCTTAGACATTACTTGCTGTAATTTTAAATGAGTTAATTGAATCATGTCAGCAAAGCCCGTTATTCTACTTACTATTGATTCAATTCTTCCTTTATACATTTTAGGCGCACAAATAGCATAGCTCATTTCTACTTTAGTAGTATCTGAAAAGGGTCTAGACATATTTTCTGCAAGCTCCCACTTTAATATAGTGTCTGTTCCAATTACTTTTGCACCGGAATACAAAACTTCTATTGATCTTGAAACTCTTTCAAAATTATCATTTGGTGGAGGATTAAAAGTATCTGGCTTTTCAATAGCTTTTAATAAGCCTTGATCTGTTTGTTTTATTTTAAAAACTTGATTCATATATGTTTTATATTCAAAATATAAAACTTGAACTGTATTTTCATCGTAATTACCCCACCCTGTTATATATTGACGATTACCTGGCATTTTTTGAATACGCGCTAATTCTTCTTCAGATATATTAGGAAATTCTTTTTTAAGCTCCGGTATTGTTATAGACTTAACCTCACCAACATAATATATATCTTCAAAGTTGGGATCCTCCGTATATGAATAAACCATATAAGCTGGATCTACATAATCAATAGTTATGCCCTCTGCGGTATTAAAATTAGTTTTTACTGCTCCAATGCCTAGTGTTACTAAATCTTCAACAACTCTTTTATTAGTAAGATCGTATTTATTAAAGCTTAACACATTGTTTATAGCCTCTTCATTAGCAACTTCTGCGTTTTGTTTATATGTGAGCTGCATATGAAGCTCAAGCTCTTCTGGCGTTTGCGGCATTTGCTGGACAGACGGAGCTGAGGAAAGATTTAATCCTAGCTTTTGCTGGGCCATTGCAATCTGCTGTTGGCTGAACATGTCCTTTAAGACTGCTGTTGCATAATCTGTGCGTTTTTTTATAGAATATGGATCTTGTGCATATGCTTTTATATCATAATTTTTTTGAGCAATACCATTGGTAACAATATCTACAAATTTTGCAATAACAGGCACTGGTTTCCAGTCTAAATTTAAATATGATAAATCTCCATTAATTGCTAATTCATCTTTATATTTTTGTATAGGCTGTTCACCTCTTGCATATAATCTTAATAAATGAAAATTATTCCAATTAGCTAAATATCTATTTCCATTTGTGCGACCCTGATTAAACCATTCTTGCTCAATAGCCCTAGACACCTGAAGCCCGTATTCGTAGGATGCTTTTTCTTCGTCGCTAACCACTTGGCTAGGAAAAACACTGTTAGTATCCGTGTATATATTCATTTATTCTTTTATTTTTGACACAAAACCTTTGTTGTCATATTTTTTAAATCCTAAATTGTAAACAACTCTATTTACTGGTGTTGATGGTGCATATAAATTTTTGTTGCAGGCCATAATAGCTAAGCCTGAACTGATAGACGCATCATGCTTTGTTCTATTATTAATATTAAATTTTGCCCAGTCTTCTAGTGTTCTTTGAAAGTACATGTCTCCATACCCCACATCATTTAATCCCACAAAAGTTTCTATATAAGTTTCAATTGCAGCAGCGTGTGCTTGTTTTATATCTTCACTTGAGTTTGGTATACCACCTAACTCTCTTTCAGTAGTTGAAAGTTTATTATATTTTTTATCAGGTCTATTCATTGAATATCCCCTATAACCTCTTCTTTTAAAATGATAAAGTAAACGAGGTTTATTATTTTCTGCTAATAACGGCATACCATAAAACACGCAAGCCATAAGTACATCTTCAAAAAATATTTCCGCTGTTTGAGGTCTAGCAATATATTCTAAAAAAAACCTATTAGGTGGGGCATCTTCCATGCTAAATTTTGTAAGCCCATGGAGTGCTCCATTAGATCCTCTATTACCTACTGTTCCTGATATATCATAAGAATCACATCCAAATGCCCCCATATGTTCATTACCAGGATATTTAATGCCATTCTTAAGTATTATTCTATTCTGTAAATTTAAATTTGGTACCCATGAAATATTAAATCTGCCATTTGAATTTGGCACAAATATTACTTTTGAGTCTTTAATTCCATTTTCCCATTGAAAATTACCCTTTGAAACAATGCTTGAATTTTTTAAATCTTCATTATAATCAACTTGTTGATATATTTTAGTTAAATTAAATAAAGATTCTTTTGATTCGTCTCTAAATGCGTGCTTAGTAGTTCTAGGAAATTGTCTATAAAATTCATTTAAAGCGTCTTGATCTTTTTTTAAACCTTCTACTTCGTTATTCCAATATTCAATTACGCCTTGATCTATTATTTCACCTTGGGGACCTTTAGTCTTAGCTTTTGGTTTATCGAATACAGGTAGCCCATAAGAATCAATGTATCCTTCGTAATTCCATTCCATAGGTATGAACAAAGAATATAATCCGCTGCGAGTCTGTCCATTGGCGTTTCTTTGTGTAACATCTGAGTCATTATATAATTTTTTAAAGTTATCGCCACCTTTATCTAGCGAATTACTTGTTGAACCCATCATGCACTTGCCGATAATTCTGGAACCTAATCTTAAACAGGTTTTTGTAACTCTCCAATTATTCAGAATGTTATTAGGCTTTTCCCACTTTCCACTTTCATCGTGAACAAGTAGTTTTAGTTTTTCCCCGTCGTACGAGTTGTCCCCCGTGTTTTTCCAGTCGATCGTTGTGTCGAGCCCGTCAAGCTCTTGAAGCTTTTCGTTGGTCTCAAGTTTACGTCTGGTATACTTGGTGGCTGGTACTCTATAGGCAAGTTCTGTTTTGGGCCTGTCCATACCGTCCTGGATGGGTTTGAAAAAGAACGGGTAGTTGACGGATATAGGGACGACCTTGTCTGTGAACATTTTCTTAGCATCGGGGCCAGACTTAGACAAGATACCGTACCGTGCATCTGACGTAATTGTCGCCATATTAACGGTTTCTGCTGAAGACATAAAAGAAAATCCGGAACGTCTGTTTTTAAGATAACACATTCCATAAGATCGTGCGTCGGCTTTACAAGCTTCCCAGAATATAAAGAATAATCTGTTTGATTCCCTAAAGTCTGGCTGCCCAACGTCAATTTTGGACCACTGCAGGTACATATAATGAGTGCCAGTAATATAAGTAGGAATACCTTTATTGTAAAACCAAAAGCCCTGCTCTCTTCTATTAAATTGTTCATCAATGTAATCATACCATTTTTCTTTAAAATCTAGAGGATATTGTTCCCAATCAAAAACAGATTTAATTTTTTTTAAAACTTTAGGATATTCAGAA